AGCACCTCAAGGCGCGTTTCGGTCCAGCTACCGACGCCGCATGGCGGGGGCGTCGTCCATGTGCCCGTCTCGCACGGCCCAGCCGGGGCCCACGCCCCGTCCTCGCAGGGTGCCCAGCCGGGCCACGTCATTTCGAGTTCTGCGGTGAGCGAGAACACGATGCCGCTCACTGCTGCGGGCGATAGGGTGAGCGCCACGCCCTGCGCCCATGCGGCGAAGGTGATCCCGCTTGCGGCGCCCATCGAGAGGGTGAGCCGTAGCTGCGCGCTAACGCTGAACACGATCCCTGACGCGCCGCCGACCAGCCAGACGGTGCCGCCGGCGGAATTGACCGAATAAGGGCCGGTTCCGTAAGGGCCGAGGCCGAATGGGCGGGGTGTTGCCACATCAGGTCGCTTGCACTTTGATGGTGCCAGCGGTGAGGCGGATGATATCGCCGGTTTGGACGGTTCGGGTGATCGGTGTCACGCCGTCCGCAGGGTCCACCAATGGCCCCCAGTAGAGCCGGTTTCCGCCGGTCAGCGCGGACCATATCTCGAAATAGCCCACGGTGCCCCAGGTGGCGGTTGCGGCCGGGAAGCTGATCGTGGCGGTGTTGGCGGCGATCGTGGGCGGCGGCGTGATCAGGGCGAAGACGGCGGATTGGCGGGCGTAGCCGTTGCCCACGGGCTCGGTGCCGCCGGTGCTGGCGGTCGGCGGTGTGGAAGACGCGCACAGGGCGATGAAGCAGCCTGCGGGCATGGTCATCGCGGCGAAGGCGAGCGTATGGCCGAGAACCTGTTGCTCGGTGAATGTGGTTGCGCTACCGGCCATCAGAAACACACCGCCATCTCGGCAACATACGGTGCGCCACTGTAATCACTTTGTTGCTTCCAGAGGTTTGCCCTGGTCACTACCTGTTGCCACGCGGCGTCCATTTGCTGTGCGCGGTCGTCGTCCAGTTCGAACATGGCGCCGTATTTGCAGACGCCGAACAGGTAGACGGCATAAAGCTGGTCCAGGACGGGGTTGGTATCGGCGGGCAGCAGCAATGGCTTGGGACGTTGATACCAGCCCATGAGGATCTGTTGCGGCTGCCAGGACGGATCGGGCGGGTCGGGGATGATCGGGTGCGGTAGGAATTCTATGCAGTCGTGGACGAGGCGGTAGGCGTTGGCGGGGGCGCCCACGACGATTTGGGTGCTGTTGCTGTAGCGCACGGCCCAGTGGCCGCTCCATTCGTCCTTTAGTTCGAACAACTCGCCGCTGGTCGCGTCCCTGATGCTTTCCATGGTGGCGAAGTCGGGCGGCAGGGTGATGTAGGGGGCATCGATTGCCTGGGTGGCGGATTTGACCATGCAGCGCGCGCGCAGGGTTTCGGCTATTTCGGTTTCGACCATGGCGACCCAACCGGGGATCAGGCCGCCGATATCGCGGCGGTTCAACCAGCCCGCCACTTCGTCCTGTAGCTGCTGGTAGGTTGCCAATCGACGGTCCTCACCTTGCTACGCTGCCGGGGCCATGTCCTGTTGCTGGGCGGCGACCAGCTTGGCGCCCTCTGCCTGCACCGCCAGGCCAGCCTTCATGGCGAGGGCCTTGGCTTCGGTGAGGTTGATGGCGTCGGCGTAGAGACGCAGCAGCAGCACCGGGTCGAGGTCATCGAACAGCACGGGCTTGGCGGCTGCGGGGGCGGCGGTCTTGGGCGCATCGCCCTGCTTGCCCATGTGCGGCGTGTCGTGCTGCTTGGGGGCGTCGTGGTTGCCTTCCTTGGTGGCGCTGGCCATGTCAGGGTTTCCTTTATAATTTGCTGCGGTCGTCGGTGCGGAAGACGCAGTTGTCGGGATCGTCCAGCCAGGCGTTGAGTGCCTTTTCGTCCTTGGTAATTCCAAGCTGTTTAAGGCGGTTCCAGATCACCATCGGGATGCGGGCGACGTGGATGGTGTCGCGCCGCACCAGCGGGTCGAAGTTTGAGGCGATGGTCTTGGCGCTCTCGACGATGGGGCGGGTGTTCTGGCTGTGGACGAAGACGAGGTGGCCCGTGTCCGAGTCCGTGGTGACCTCGGTGGCGCGCAGGGTTAGTTCGTCGTAGTGCTCGTAGAGCGGGGGTTTGCTCATTGTGCGTAATCCGCGCTATAAGCGGGGCGTTGACGGCTCATCCCAGCCATCAACACCCCTAACCCCGAGACCTTGTGTAAGAAGGACTGAGGCTGATGCCAGACAACACCGACGAGGCGCGCAGGGCAATCACTGCCGCGTATAACCGCGAATATGCGGCCAAAAACCGCGAGAAAATCGCGGCCCGCAACCGCGAACGCTACCAGCAGAACCGCGAGAAGCTGTTGGCACAGAGCAAGGCCCGCGTTAAGGCGTGGGTCGAGGCCAATCCCGAAGCCCGTAAAGAGCACAAGCGCCGATATCGCGAGAAAAACCGCGAAAAGCTCAATCAAGCGCACTTTGACTACATTCGCGACGAAAGCGGCGCGATGACCGCCCAGTACAAGGCGCGTCTTGAGGTCAAGACGACCAAATGGCGGCAAAACCTCGAAACGGTAGCCGGGCGTCCACCGCCGCTGGTCTGCGACGTGTGCCAGAGGGCGCCCGACCCCGGCAAGAGGATGCACTTCGACCATTGCCACACCAACGGACATTTCCGTGGCTGGCTGTGCCGGTCTTGCAACCTCGCGCTTGGTAACGTCCAAGATGATCCCGTCCTTCTGCGAAAACTGGCAGCCTACTTAGAAGAAAACTCGGAAGGCACGCCAGTCATCGAACTCTTGCGTAAAGAATAGCGATAAGTATTCGACCCGCTGTTACTGGTTCAGGTCAAATATAGTTGCATGAGCCTTTGGTGCAGTGGGTCGGATACAGCCCTCGAATACTACACCACCCTGAGAATTATCACCCGTTTGTGCGTAATCCTGTTGTATAATATCTCTTTCCGGAAGCGGCGCAAGCTCAACGTAATCCGTCGAGACGAGCAATATCTGGTGCAGCGGGCAGAAGCGATCCGGCGCGAGTTCGATGGTGCCGAAGTTGGTGCGGTAGACGTCCACGGCGCCCATGATGGTGACCTGCTGGGAACTGGTGACCTGCTGGATGTTCTGGGCGACGACGGCGTTGCCGGTGCCGCCTTGCGAGAGCGTGGCGAAGTAGGCTTTGACGTTGCCGGACATGATGCCGAGGGATGGCTTGCCGCCTGCCTGCCAGCACTGCTGGACGGCGGTATCGACCATCGCGAGAGTGAGATCGCGCAGCGTGCCTGCTGTGCCGGCGTTGCTGCCGTCGCCGACTGGCATGACGCCTGCGCCTGCGCCGCGTGAGCCGTTGACGGTGTAGCAGGGCAGGCCGGACATATGGCGCGGGTCGGTGATGGTGCGGACCAGCGGCGACGTTACCGCCAGTTCTAGGTCGCGTTTGACTTCCATGCCGCGCAGGATGAGCTGGCGGTTATACTCGTCTTCGCCGCCGGCCATATCGACCACGCGCAGGGTGTTGGACACGCCTACGGTGCGGGCGATGATCTGGCAGACGTTGTTAAGGCGGACGGGCTTGAGGACCGCCTGCATGACGGCGGTGAAGCCTTCGGGCTGGGCGTTGTCGCTTGCGGCGTTGAGTTCCTGGACCAGCCATTCGGTCAGGACTTGGTTGGCGCCGACGCGGCTGCATGCGCTGACCAGCGGCGTCTCGTCCGGGTCGATGCGGTAGATGATATCGGCGAGGTCTTCCTTGACGCCGATTGCTGCTGTTTCGACGTAGGTGCCACTGGGGGCTGCGCCTTGTGCGCCGACTGCCATAGCTGCTCTCCATTGCGGCAAGGGCGCGCGTTGGGGCGCGCCTCATGCGGTGAAACCGGATTGAGTTGCTGGTTTCGCAATGGCTGGCGGCGGCTGGTGTTGGATGGGTGCAAGCACTTCCAACGGCCCGAGGTCAGCATTGGCGACGGCACGGCCCGCTAGGCAGTGGGTGCAAGCACTCTGCGGCGCGACGTGTCTAGCTTATGAGACGGCGGTGGTCAGCGTCAAGCGGTTGACGTTCAAGGATCACCAGCTTGCGCCATTTGGTCACACCGCAGGCTTTCCAGCCCGCCGCCTTGAAGCAAAAGCCCGGATTGCTGCTGCGAATGCGTTTGGGGGCAACGTAGGTGTAATGGCGTTCGCCCGGCCAGCGCGCGTCCGCCAGCGCGTCGGCCTCGCGGATCAACTGCGATGCCAGTTCTGTACCCTCGTTCCTGAACACCGCGCAGTTCACGCCCTGCTGCCCGTCGTCGCTGATGAAGCGCCGCCAGACGAACAGCGCGCGGGCATCGCTGCGGACCAGCACCAGTTTCTCGCCGGGGCCGGCGAACAGCATCGGGCGCCGTCCATCGGCATACGGCCGGTAGCTGTAGTGCCGGTGGAAGATCGCCCGCGCCGTATCGTCGCCGTCCTTGGCGATCACCCAGCCGGATAGCAGCAGATAGGGCTGCACGGCGCTCATGGCCGTTAGCGTGCGTGGCCGTTGGCGCGGCGTGCGGCGAGCAATGCGGCGGCGGTGCGGATGTTGGCTTTGTCGCCGAAGGCTTGTTCTGCGACCTGGATGCGCTCGGACGGTGCGGGCGGGGGTGGTGCGCCTCGGACCGGGGCTTGGGTGCGTTGTGGCGGTGCGCTGCTTACGGCGCCGGATACCATTTTGTCGTACATTGCCGCCTTCATCATGGTCTTGAAGTGGTGCGGGCTGGACAATCCGCGCAGTTCGTT